AGAGGAGTAATACAAAATAATTTTACAACAACAAATACATAAAAAATAGATATGAAGATACTAATTACACAATCAGATAGACAAGTAGTGATGTATGCAGAAAATATAATCTATGAAGATGATATATATTATGCATGGAACGATATTGCACCTCATAAAGTAACACGAGCAAACACTAGAGAAGCATTAGAGATTGTAACATTACCTAATGGTGTAACTTTACCTGATGATGAATATATTATTGGAAAGTATGTCTATACGATAGATGATACTTTTGAGATATGGTCACATTGGGAAGGTGAAACTGAAATATTCTAAAAATTATATCTCTTATTGGATTTCTATATATTTATATATAAACACTAAGGAGATTTAAGTGGCAGTAAACATTCCCATATGGCCTGGTTCATCATCATTTTTCCCTGATATGACACCATTTGGATATTACGATAATGATTATGAGTTTCAGCAAGATGTAGATAGAGTAGCATCTTGGTGTGCCAATAGATTAGGGTATCCAATTGTTGATATAGAACTACAAGATATTAATTTTTATGCTTGTTTTGAAGAAGCAGTTACTGAATACTCTACTCAAGTAAACCAATTCAATATCAGAGAGAATCTTTTAAATCTTAAAGGTTCACCAACTGGTTCAGATTTATCACAAACACAACTTAATGCAAATTTAGGTGGTTTGATAACACTATCAAAAGATTATGGAAGTGAAGTTGGTAGTGGTGGTAGAGTAACATACTATACAGGTTCATTTCAAGCAAATGCAACACAACAAGTATATGATTTAACTGACCCAACTATAGTTTCATTAGAAAGTGGAACACCAGGTGTTGATAAAATAGAAATTAAGAAGATGTTGCATAACGCACCACCTGCGATGGTAAGATACTTTGACCCATTTATTGGTACTGGTTTAGGTTCTCAACAAATGATGGATACCTTTGGTTGGGGTAACTACTCACCAGGTGTTTCATTTATGATGCAACCACTTTATGATGACCTTTTAAGATTACAAGCCATTGAATTCAATGATATGGTTCGTAAATCTCAATATGGATTTGATATTCAGAACAATAGAATTAGATTATTTCCAATACCTGAACATCCATATACAGTTCATTTCCATTATGTGTTGGAATCTGAAAGAAATAATCCAATTATATCAAATTCAGTAGTATCGGATTATTCGAATGCACCATTTGATAGAATTAAGTATACTCGTATCAATCACGTTGGTAAGAGATGGATTCAGAAATATACTTTAGCATTAGTTAAAGAAATGTTAGGAGCAGTTAGAGCTAAATTTAGTTCTATTCCAATTCCAAACTCAGAAGTAACATTAGATGGTGCTGATTTACGAAGTGAAGCCGCAACTGAGAAAGAAATCTTAATCTCAGAATTAAGAGAAAACTTAGAAGCAACATCTCGTAAAGCATTATTACAAGCACAACAAGAAGAATCAGAAGCAATGGAACTAACATTAAATCGAGTACCAAGAGCAATTTATATAGGATAACGAATGGCATTATTTGGCGGTCAAAGAGATATGAGTTTATTCAGACATTTGAATAAAGAACTTATCAATGATGTAATTGATACTGAAATCTATTACTATAAAATTATGCTACAAGATACTAATCGTAACATATATGGTGAAGGTAAGGATAAAGTATACCACAATCCTATAAAAATACCTACATTGGTAGATAGAACAAATGCAGAAACACTATTTGATGATTTTGGTGCATCATACAATAGAAATGTTAACTTTTACTTTTTAAGGGATACATTAGTAGAAAAGAATATATACGCTGAAGTGGGTGATGTGATAGAATGGAACGATGAACAACATATTGTGGATGTAGTATTCCAAAATCAGTTTTTTGCTGGTAAGAATCCTGAAACTTGGGATGGTGGAGATGCGCATGGTTATAGTGTATCTATTATATGTGAAACGCATGTTGCAAGAAAATCACAACTTAAACTAAGGGATGATTTTAGAGTGGGTTACAACGAAGATAATAACGATTTTCCAGTAGGTATATAATATGGCAAGAAAGTTTAGACAAGATAGGGAAGAAAAAGTTGATTTGAAGAGAACAGAGAGTTCTTTTTCAGATGATATCAAGTTGAACAAAGCCAATCAGATATCTCGAAGAAATGATGATGTCAAAAATATATCAGTTGGTATATATGATATTGATTTAGCGTTTAAAACATTTTTAGAAAAGGATGTTAAACCTACAATAGTTGAAGATGGTAAGTTTATACCTGTACCTGTTATGTATTCATCACCTGAAAATTGGGCATCTGCTCAAAAAGATGGGTTTATGAGAGATAGTAATGGTAAAGTATTAACTCCATTAATCTCATTTAAACGAAATGGGTTGGATATCAACACAGAATACTCAAAATTAAAGGTTTTAACTGATAATGATACATCACGAACCTTTGTTAGAAAATATACACCACAAAATAAGTATGATGCGTTTTCACAATTAATAGACCAAAAGAGAGTTGAAGAATATCACATCGTTGATACACCTGATTATGTAAATATAACATATGATGTGATAGTGTGGTGTGATTATATGGCAGATTTGAATAAAATAGTAGAACAAATCGTATATTTTCAAGGTGGGGCATTTGGAGATAGATACAAATTCCAAATTAAAGGTGAATCTTACTCATTTGAAACAACAAATGGTGTTGGTGAAGAACGAATAGTAAGAAGTAATGTAACACTTACCACAAAAGCATATATTGTACCTGAAGATAGGGGTAATAGAGTAGTAAACCATCAGAAAGCGTTTGGAAACTCGAAAATTGTTTGGAATGTTAAGTTAGATAGTTAAGTTTTACACAATAAATTTGATATTTATATATAATAGTTAACATAATAAAAAAAGTAAGGTTATGGCAGAGTTAAATCAGAAAGAAACACAAAAAATTAAGTTCGAAGAAGAAGAAATAAAGAAAATTCAAAAATTTAGAGATGATTTTTCGGAAATTACAGCAAAATTAGGAGAAGTTGAGATAGAACTGACTCTAATTGAAACACAACTCGGTAAAATCAATGAATATAAGTCTCAATTGAGAAATAACTATATACAATTAAGAGAATCTGAAATCAAATTGGCAAATGAACTGAAAGAAAAGTATGGGGAAGGTGAATTTGATATAAATACAGGATTATTTACTCCTAATGAATAAATATAATCGTTTCAGATTTTTTGATGTATTTATAGATATACAAAACCAAAAAAAATAATAGGAGAAAAAAATGGCAGAAAGAATAGTAAGTCCTGGTGTATTTACAAGAGAAAAGGACTTGTCATTTCTACCTCAAGGGATTGGTGAGATTGGAGCAGCATTAATAGGTTCTACAGTTAAAGGACCTGCATTTGTTCCAACACAAGTACAATCTTTCCAAGAGTTTCAGCAAGTATTTGGTGGATTGACAGAAGATTCATACCTACCTTACACTGCTCAATCATATTTGGAAGATGCTGGAACTGCAACAATCGTTAGGGTATTAGGGCAAGATGGATATACTTTAGATAATCCTGTTGCATTGACAATATCATCATCTTATGGTGTTAAAGTAGTGGCAGTATTACATCCAACAACACAAATTACTTCAGATACTGATGTATTTAATGAATCTGCAGTGGTAGACCACTTAGGTTCAGCTGATGTATCAGCATCATTGTTTACATTGATGCTTAGTGGTTCTGAAGTAACTGAAACTAATTATTCAGCATCAATGAATCCAACAAGTGATAACTACTTTACTAAGTTATTTGGATTTGGGGCTAGAGGTTCTGAAGATGCATATGTTTATTCAAACTTTAAAGTATTCCAATCAGCATCTTTTGCAACTGGAGAAATTGTAGTTGTAAGTGCTGATGTTGCTCAAGATATTGATTATTCAAAAGCATATACTGAAGCATCAACTCCTTGGATTACTTCACAAAAAGTTGGTGGTAACACTACAAACTTAATTAAATTCCATACATTATCACATGGAACTCCAACTAACTACGAATTTAAAGTTGGTATTCAAGATATTAAACCAGCTGGAACTGTTGCAGGTTCTGAGTATGGTTCATTTACTGTGGTGATTAGAAGAGTAGACCAAGATAAAATCAATGGTTCACCATTTGTAGGAGTAGTTGATTCAGATATTAGACCTAATTTAGTAGAATCATTCCAAAATGTAAACTTAGACCCTGATTCACCAAACTTTATCGCAAGAGTGATTGGTGATAAGTATATTACTGTAGATGCTAATGGTAAACTATCAACTAATGGTGATTACAACAATAATTCAGCAAATGTTAGAGTTGAAGTATCAACTGCAGTTAACAACAAAGCAATTGACCCTTCATTAGTTCCATTTGGATTCGCAGCATTACAAAATCCATTTGGTAATTTATTAGCATTACCAAATCCATCATATGTTGTATCTCAATCAATCAATCAATCTTACAATGAGAAAGCATTCTTAGGATATGATTTTGATTTTGTTACAACGGATAACTTAAACTTCTTAGCACCAACTCCTGATTCAAATACGGCTACCGTTGGAACGGCATTCTATTTGGGTGATTGTTATGATGATACATTAAATACTTCTATAACATTAAATGGAACTCTATCAGCTAAGAAATTTATAGTTCCTTTCCAAGGTGGTTTTGATGGATACAAACCAAATAGAATTGTTTATACTGGTAATGATATTATCGCAGGTAATACACAAGGTTGGGATTGTTCAACAAATACTGCAAGTGGAACTACTGCATTTAGAAAAGCTATCAACTCTGTATCTAATCCTGATGAGTTCGATATCAATATGTTAGTAATTCCTGGTCTTATCCATAGATTACATTCTTCAGTAACTACATTTGCTAAAGATATGTGCGAAGATAGACAAGATACATTCTTTGTAATGGATGCAAGTGCATGGGGTGATTCAATTTCAACAGCTGTTAACACAGTTCAATCATTTGATTCAAATTATGTAGCATCTTACTACCCTTGGGTTAAGATTTTGAATACTGATAAAAACAAACCAGTATGGGTTCCGCCATCAGTAGTTCTACCTGGTGTTATCGCATTTAACGACCAAGTAGCAGCAGAATGGTTCGCACCTGCAGGGTTGAATAGAGGTGGATTAACTTCAGTAATTGAAGCTAAGACACGATTGACAAGAGTTGAGAGAGATACACTTTACGAAGGTAGAGTTAACCCAATCGCAACATTCCCTGGTCAAGGTGTTACTGTGTTTGGACAAAAAACACTACAAGCTAAACCATCTGCATTGGATAGAATCAATGTAAGAAGATTGTTGATTGCAGTGAAGAAGTTTATCGCATCATCTACTCGTTACTTAGTGTTTGAAAACAACACAGCAGCAACGAGAAATAGATTCTTATCAATTGTAAACCCTTATTTGGAATCAATCCAACAAAGACAAGGTTTATACGCATTTAGAGTGATAATGGATGAAACTAATAACACTCCTGATGTAATTGATAGAAACATTATGGTGGGTGAAATCTTCTTACAACCAGCTAAGACAGCTGAATTTATTGTTCTTGATTTCAATGTATTACCAACTGGAGCAGCATTTCCAGAATAATATAAATTAGATTAAGTTCCCCATTTCGGTGGGGAACACAATCTTTTTTTAAAAGAACAATATTTATAATAAAGAAAAACAACGGAGAATAAATAAATGGCACAATTATTAGACCCAACTGAAATAATGTTTACATCCTTCGAACCGAAGATGTCGAACCGCTTTATTATGTATGTGGAAGGAATTCCTGCATATTTAATTAAAGCCGCCAATAGACCTGAGATAGGAAATGGTAAAGTTACTATTGACCATATCAATGTTAGAAGATATGTAAAAGGTAGAAGTGAGTGGAGTGATTTAACAATTTCACTTT